AAACCCTCAGATCCTTGCTCGCTGTATTTACCAACCCACGCGCCACACCAACCCACCGCTGGCGGACATCGTGCTTCGAATGATCCGTCAGGTTTTAGTGTCGCCACAAAGCTCCCTTGTCCACTTCCTCCGGTCTCTACCACGCCATTCGGAAACATAGTCTTCCAATCGTGAGTACCGCTAAATGAGTTCGAATTGGCGTCTGGGTGCACGTCATATTTCGCGTGGGACCACCAGTTGTCAACATGCGCGTCCCCTTCGAACACACCCGAAACTTCAGGAAAACTTCGCGTGTCTACCTCCTGAGTCACCCAACCGTGATCCAAGTATTGCTTGAGGACGAGGCCCATTCCGGTTCCCGCGAAGGTTTTATAGTCGGTTCTAGTTTCCCCGAACAGGGCCGCAACAGGCGCTAGATGTAATTGAAGCTGACTCTCAGCGATGTAAGACGCCACCAGAGGAAGCCCACTCGACTCTGTCAGTTCTTTCGTGCTCGTGGAACTTGAGCATCCAATCCCAAGAACCGTCAAAACCAGGACGCAATTGAACGTTGCTTGTTTCGGGCGCATCGGAAATGTCCTCTCTGAACGTGAGTTCGGGCCCTAAGTTGGAGGAGAGTATACACATATGTTGAATATCTACAAGTAAATGGTAGGGTTAAGTCAAACCCTCCAATCCCCGCCTTCCATGCCACGCATATCTCATGAGCAAAAGCAGTTCTACAAAGCGAAAATCCGCGCTCTCGTTTCGCGCAACCATTTAGCTCCGCAACGAGAGTTACAGGAAAGGCTCGAAGCAGAAGGCATCCACCTCGACCGCAATTACGTTGGCAAACTCTTGAATGAGATCTACTCGGAACGAACAAAACGCGCCGACCGCATGACCCTTAATAACGCCCTGGCTTCCTTCGAAGATGTAATGACCGAGATCGTCAAAGTGGCGTGGGAGATCGCACAAGCTCCCTACCTCAACCCTCAAGCCCGTGTCATGGCGCTCCGGGAGATCCGCGAAGCGCACAACTCTGTATTTGAAAAGCTGTTCGACGCCGGCGTCTTCGACCGGAAGCGCGGAAGTTTAGAACTCACGATTAGAAACACCCCTCTCCCGGAAGAGAAGAAAAAGGCGATCCGGGAGGTGTTCGAAAATTGGGGCCTGTTACCAGCCCCCAACGAGGATGCACCAACCCCTAGCCCAGAGCGCCCCGCCTGACCCATTTTTTGAGACGTACGAGGCACGCAGGGAAAGCGCCAAAACGCTCCTGGGCTTTGCGCTTGTCTATCTACACGGATATTTCAATGAAAAGCCGGCCGCCTTTCATGCCGAGCTTGTCCACTCCTTAGCCGACGAAAAGCTTCGCCGTTTGCTCGTCATTGGTTTCAGAGGCTCAGGCAAAAGTATCTTCGGCTCGCTTGCACTTCCGCTGTGGGCCGCGTTTGAGCATCCCGAAACCTACCCTTTCAGCATTCTCGTCGCTGATTCAAGCAGACAAGCGACGCTCAACATCACCTCGATAAAGCACGAGCTCGAAACGAATGAGCTTATCAAACAGGACTACGGACAGATCAAAGGGAAGGTCGTCGAGGACTTCACGTTTCAGGGCGAAGGTGAGGAGTGGCAGAAGCAAAACATCGTTCTCTCAAACGGCGTCCGTATTCTCGCCCGATCGCGCGGGCAGAAGGTTAGAGGACTCAGACACCTCCAGCACCGGCCCAAGCTCGTCGTCGTAGACGACCCGGAAGACGGCGAATGGGTCAGGACGAAAGAGAACAGAGACAAAACCGACCGATGGCTTCATTCCGAAATCATCCCGGGCATGGACGTAAAGAAGGGAAAGCTTGTCGTTATAGGGAACCTGCTTCACATGGACGCGCTGCTTTCTCGTCTCAAAGCGCCCGGCACAGGATTTAAGACTCTAGAGTTTCCGCTGATAGATCAAGAAGGGAAGTGCACATGGCCCGCGATGTATCCCACGGAGCAGTCGCTCAAAGACAAAGAACGGGATATGGGCGCGATCCCGTGGCAACGGGAAATGTTGCTCAAGATCGTCGCGGACGAAGAGCAGATTATTAAGCCGGAGGATATCCACTACTACGACGAACATCCTAAGAACCTCATCGCCTCAATCAAAGGCCACGGCATCGACCTTGCCATTTCGCAGAAGGAAGACGCGGACTACACGACGATCGTGACGGGCGAAGTGTTCTATCTCGAAGGTGCGCCGAAGATATTTATCCGGCCTAATCCCTACAACGAACATGTTACGTTCCACAATTTCCTTCAGCGCGTGAGGAACATCCCGGGCGAACTGAAAGGCGCGAACTTATTCTTTGTGGAAGACGTGGGCTATCAGAAAGCGGCGATACAGGAGATGGAGCGTTCTATGCTTCCCGTGGTTCCTATCAGACCTACGACGGACAAGCGGAGCCGTCTACAAGTGGTCGCGCCGTACATCAAGAACGGGACGGTTTTATTTCCCAGGACAGGATGTGAGCAGTTATTGGGGCAGATATTTAACCTGGGAGTTGAATCACACGACGATTTGTGTGATGGCTTGACTACTTTGCTTCAGGGTCTTGTTCAGCAGGGTTTGGAACTGCCGAAGATTCAGTGGATTGAGACGTAGATTTATCAGAACTTCATATTCAATTCGTCACGAATGGCAACATTGAGTTCGACGACTGCCCCAGTGAATTCCGTCCGCTTTTTGTCGACTTCCTCCATTTCTCCATCGTGGGCCGAAATCGTTCCACCGGCAAAGATGTCGATAACATTACCTAAAGCCATTATTACTTTGACTCCCGATGAGAGTCTTATTAAGGCCTGTGCTTCCGTTAGGGTTCTTAGCATCGCGTTGGACTGCTCAACGAGCTTTGACAATTTCGATTTCGCAACACCCCCTTCAATGGCTGACGTGGCAGACCTAAAACTGTTAATAGCAATTATCGAGTCTGTCAGAATCCATCGGGCTCTGGCCAAAGTTCGTAGTGTTTCAAATACGATTTCTTTTCTTGTCTCCCATTGTTTCTGCCGGTCCCAAACGTCGTTCGATATTTTCGCCTCGATCTCTTTTGTCGTCGTGGTCACCGCTTGCACCTCCTTAACGAGGCGGTCGAGATCTTCTTTCTTGGCGAGGTTTTCCCCTTTCTTCTTGAGATAACCAGCCAGGAAACCACCGAGACCCGTAACAAGGATGCCGAGAGTCCAGATAACCCAATGTAAAGTATCCTGCATCATTCACTGCCTCCTGCTGTACACAGCCGGACACATTGCTCTTTGCTGACCGGATTCTATACTTAAACCAATCCCCTCCATGCAAGCCCTAGAAGTCCGCCGCGTGTCCCTTTCCGAAGACCTGTCAAGGCCTGGGGATTATGTGTTCGTCGGAAGGCGAGCGCCGCGCATAACAATCGAGCGCACTCCGCTCACCCCGCCTGTCGGCATGCTCGAAAAACTTTGGTGGAATCTATTCGGCAAGAAATATGAGATGAAGCAGATCGTGGAACTTGTCTGGCCGGACTATGACGCGATCATTCTGAACTGCCCCGTGTGCAACGGACCGTGCGCTACGACAAAGCGGCACAAGATCATTTCAATTGAACCGCTCACACTCGAAATCCCGCTCACCTGTCCGTACTGCAAAACGCAGAGCTTCAACATAACGGAGGGAAAACTTATCGCTGCATAAATGGCAACACCTTCCCTCAACGCAAACAACAAACCGAGCTGGCCCGTCCGTCAGTTTCGCAAGCTCATCGCCCGCATCGATCCCGAGATCTTTTCCCAGGAACGAAACTTCAGCTTCACGCGCTATGGCCTCACGAAGGGTGTAGGCGGACAGTTTGCTGACATCGGCGGCGACAACCAGTTTGCCATCTACCGACCTTCTGCGGGCCATATCGACCCTGCAAAGGCGTTAGCCAACAATCGTGGCTACGTCTATGCGGCCGTGAACGCCATCGCCCGAGAAGTCATGAACATTGACTGGCGCTTGTTTGAAGTCACGGGCAGAGATCACGAGGAGCAGACCGAGCACGAAGCCCTCGACCTCCTGGACAGCGTGAACGATACGATGACCGGCCCGGAGATGAAATACCTCCTCTCGGCTCATCTCGACCTCACTGGTAACGCCTATTGGTATCTCGAAGGTGTCAAAAACGACCTCGACAAACCGACAGCAATCTATCCGATGGACCCGTCCAAGGTTCGGCCAGTACTTGACACGAGGACGTGGCCGTACCAACTGCTCGGCTACAAGATGAAATTAGAGAACAAGGAAATGGCGTTCAAGCCGTACGAAGTCATCCACTTCCGCCTGCCCGATCCGGGGAATATGTACGAAGGCATGGGTCCCGTCCAGGCGGGCGCGGAGTTCATTGACAACGATAACTACGCGATGGAGTTCAATCGAAAGTTCTTCACGAACGGCGCGCGGCCGTCAGGATTCCTTGAGAGCGAACTGGTTTCTGATGCGCAGATCGAAACGCTGAAACTGGGGTTCGCGAACATGCACGAGGGGATTGACAACATGAACCGTATCGCCGTTTTGCCGAAAGGAGTGAAGTGGACCTCGGCCGGCTCCAATCCCAAGGACATGGATTTCAAGAACCTTTCGGAGAATATGCGCGACCGTATTCTTTCCTTGTTCGGTGTTTCAAAGACGATTCTCGGCACCGCCGAATCCGATACGAACAGAAGCACGGCTGAAACAGCGGACTATGTGTTCTCGAAGCGCGTCATTAAGCCCCGCATGCAACTCATCTGTTCGTTCCTCAACGAACGATTTATCCCGCGTTACGGCGACGATCTCTACATCACGTTTATTGATCCCGTTCCGGAAGACAAAGCGTTCCGCACGATTGAGATGCAGGCAGCTGTGGGAAACCAGCCCGTGCTCTTGATAAACGAAGCACGCGAAGAGTTCATGGGCCTCGGACCCGTCGAAGGCGGTGACAAGCTTATGAGGCCGAGTTCGATGGTAGAAGCCGGAGCAGCACCGGAACCCGCTCCAGCGCCGAACCCGAATAACCAAACGAACGTAGACGAAAACAAAGGTCTGAAGATCAAAGCCGCGAACGGTCAGCGCGTGGCTTTTCGGCCCATCAGAACCAAGCTTCAGACACGCGCCAAGTCAAGAAGTCAGATTGCTGCCGCGCTCAGCGCAAAGATAAAAAGCATCATTGAAGACGCGGCCAACCACCCAACGACCAAGTTTGAAACTACAAAGGAATTGGATGATGTAGCGTGGAAAGAGTTCAGTGAACGGACCACGAAGGCCGAGAACGAAATCAAGGAAACCGTCCGAAAGATAAACGCGGAGCAGAAAGAACGGGTGCTTGCGAATCTGCCGCACGCAACGAAAGCCGTTGACCCGGAGAAACTTTTCAACCTGGACGAATGGATTTCTATTACCACCGACGCGCTCACGCCAGCCCTTGAGGATCTCTACACACAAGAAGCCAAAACCGCGCTCGCGGCCATCGGTAAGCCGGACATTAACCCTTTCTCGGAAACGGCACGGGCCGCACTTCATGACTCGATCGCGAAGCTTTCCACGAGCTATCAGACTACCGTGCGAAACAATCTTGAGCGGGTAATCAACGACGGGCTTTCGCAGGGCCAGCCGCTTGCCGATATGTCAAAAGCGGTCGGCGAAGTTTACGGCGCGGCAGATGATTACGGCGCGGAACGCCTCGCAAAGACCGAAGCGTTTAGAACCTCAAACATGGCGCTTAAAACTGCATGGCAGGATTCAGGCGTCGTCACAACCTTGAAGTGGTACACGGCGAACAATCCGTGTCCGTTCTGCGAGCAGATGAACGGTACAGTTATTTCGGTTGATTCAAACTTTCTTGACGCAGGACAGACGCTTTCTGTCGGTGAAGGCGACAACGCTCAGACCTACACAGCCGATTACGGCGATGTCGGCACGCCGCCGCTTCACCCGAACTGTATGTGCTTTGTGAGGCCGGAAGATGTACAGATCTAGCTATGTTCCGGGTTTGGGGGGCGGTGCGAACACGAGCTTCACCAATTGAACCGCATTCTTGCTCCGGTCGAGTTGAGCAGTAAGCGTCACGATGTTTATCGGAAGCGTGATGCCTCCGTTTATGTCTTTCGTCACGCCGTAGCTCACGGTTACCGACAGTTGCTTGAAAGCCAGAGGGTCTTTCAGGTCAGCCGGCACAGGCCTTGCCTGTTCCTCTTTGATGGCTTGGGCCGCGCTTTTAATCGTTTTAAGGAGTTCATCCTGAAATGACACCTCAGGCTTACCTCCATCTAAAGCAAGGACGGGGCCCGGCGGAGCGAATTGAAAATCGACATCGTTTGTCGTTTGTTTGTCATAAGACGCGCCGATTTTGAAGATATAAAATCCGATTCCGACTGTACCCTTAACATCTACTACCGTCTTGAAC